ATTCTATATATCTTATTAAATACGTTAATAAACACCGGAGTCTAAAGACAAAAAAAGAGGGACCGAAGTCCCTCTTTAAGTAATATTAAGATATTATTACTAATCAAGCTTATGCAGCATGACCAGATATAGTAAACTTAACGTATTGAGTTTCTGGGTTGTGTCCAGCTCTAACTAATGCAAATCTAGATTTAACAGCAACTTTAGGAGCCATAGTTCCTTCAGCAATTGTTTGTACAGATTCAGCCATTAAGTAAGGCATAAATACTAATCCAGCACCATTACCATCACCTTTTCTACCAACGTTAATAACGCCACTAGCAAAAGCTAAGTTAGGGTCAGTATAAACGTTAACACCAGCAACAGAACCTACAGGATAAATACCTCCAGCGTTTTGATTAACTGTGTTACTTATAGGAGCAGGTTGATAACCAGCAACTGATTGTATAAGTGAAGCAACTTGTCCACTTACAACTGCAAAGTTACCAGCACCTCTACGACCTCTGTTAGCAATTAAGTTAGCAGCAGATAAAATAAGTGTTAATATTCTTCGGTTGTTAGAAGATGGTGTATTACCAGAACCTTGGCCAGATGTAGCGACATTCACAGATAAATCATCAGCACCATTAGTTACGTTTAACGCACCTAAAGTATCAATCTCTCCAAGAATCTGAGAGTTAATAGATTGAGTCAATTCGTTAGTTAATACTGTTTCTACTTGAGCAACAGCATCTACACCGAATTGTTTCAAATCTTGAACTTGCTCTCTAGTAACCGCAGCAGCAACTTGGAAAGTTTCAGCAGCAATTGTTTTACTATAAAGCGTTAATCCCATGATTTTATCAGGAGTTGATTCACCAGTTTCTCTTGAATAAGGATTAGCTGTAGCACCCATATCAACAGATTGTCCAGAGAATCCTGCGATATGGTCTTCCATAGCACTAACTAATTCAACATTAGTAACTGTTCTGTTTACAGTTTGAGCAACCGCAGCAGCAATTAAATCTAAAGATACATTTGCTAATTCAATAGCAGAAAGTACTTTATAGATTTGTTTACCATCAATTCTAGAATCACCAATGTACTCGTATCCTGCGTAATTACCAGAAGAGGCTGTAATATCTGCAGCTGTACCAGCATCATCACATTTTACGTACGTTGGAGCACTTGCAGTAGTCATAGAACCACCAGCATAAGTAAAGTCTAAGTAAGACAATAATCCCATTGGACCAGCCATAGGAACTACAGGTACTAAGTCTAAACCGATAGTTTGTGCAGCAACTTGCATTGCTAAAGGTAATAAAGACGGTGCTTTATCACCAGAACCAGTTGATGTTGTAGAGTTAGCTGTACCAACAGATGCAGCACCCATACCACCTAAGTTCATTGGGTTAAGAGACATAATATTCGCCTCTTCATAAAGTTTGTGGTTGTGACAGTAAGTCGACATCCACCCTAATTTTTCTGATTCAGTAATACCTGTTGCAGACTCGATAATCGGGCTCCAAGTGTCTCTGATTTCAGCTTCGTTAATTAAATTCATTTTATTATGAGTTTATTTTTTGTTTGTTTTCGATTATGCAACAAGTTTTTTCTTCTTACCTGTTAATCGATGTTTGTTAATTATATATCTATGAAAAGTTTTAGTATTTTCACAAAAAAAGAGGAGACAAAGCTCCTCTCTAATTTATATATTTATTTTAGGTTTATCCTTTTAATGTTACCTTTTTAATTTTTCCTTTTTTCCTTGCCATTTTTATAAATTATTTTTATTTTTATCTTTTATGCTTAAATCTCTTAGTGATTGCAGCTTTTGTTTCATCTAAGTCATAAGGTAATGTAGATTTTGGAGCTTCTTCAACCTCTTTTGATTCATTTACTATTTCTACTTTCTCCATAACAACTGTAGTTTCTCTCATATCTCTAGTTTGCCAGAAATTCTTAACTTGATAAGCAGTTTCTGTTTTTTGATATTTAGATTGTGCGATTAAAGAAGATTTCTTAGCTTCTGATAATCCATTCCAAGTTTCTTTGTACTCTTCTGGCATTAATGTAATAACTGGAAGTTCTGATTCCTCTTTTTGCTCTAATGCAGTTTGCCATAAAGAAACTATTTGATTTTCAGTTAAGAAGCCATTTCCTTCAACAACTCTCAATACTTTAGCTTTTTCATCTTCTTCTAAAGATTTGAAATCATTTATTGTTGATTCAGATACAAAATTAAAGAAATTAGGGTCTGTAGATGGTTTTCTATTAGACTCTTCAATAATATCTTTAAGTGCAGCATGAACAGAATCTTTATAATCAGAAACTTGTAATTCAGATTCAGTTACGATTTCTAATTCTAATTCTTCTTCTACTTTTTCAACACCATCCTCATCTTCTAAATCAGTAGCTTTTACTTCCTCTTCTTCTGAAGGAACATCTGCTTCTTCTACATTTTCAATACCATCTTCATCTTCTAAATCAGTAGCTTTTACTTCCTCTTCTTCTGAAGGAACATCTGCTTCTTCTTCTTTTGTAATTTCTTTACCTGCACCATCAATTTCATCTTCTAATTCAGCGTTTTGTTCTCCTTCTTTATCAGTTGGAGTTTCATCAACTTCTTTACCATTAACTTCAGTAGGTTCAGTAACGTCTTTTGCCTCATCTTCTAAATCTTCCTTTTCGATTCCAGCACCTGCATCTTCATCACCAGTTTCTAAAGCTTCAGCAGCAACCTCAACTTCTACATCAGCAACAACTTCAGGTTCTACATCTTCATCTTCTTCAGATTCTTCATCTTCAATAACGTCTTCACATTTACAATCTTCTTCACATTTACATTCATTTTCAGCTTGAAGTTTTTCATCATCTTTTAATTCTTCAACTTCAGCAACATCTTTTTCTTCATCTTCAATATCAGTAGCAGTATCTTCTTTAATAGTTACTGGGTAAGTTTTACCATCAAATTCAAATTCATCTTTACCAGCATCTTTAGCTTCTTTAGCAGCTTGAGCGAACGCACGACCTTCTTCAATTGCTTCTTCTTCAGAAACTATTTCAATATCTAAGTCAAAGTTCTCATTATGTACTTCTTCTGGTTGAGTTAAAGGTTCAAAAATATCGGATTTTATTTCTTTATTCATAACGTGTCTTTTAAGTATTTCTTTACCAGCTTCTGTTGGGTGTTCTTCACCGTTCAGACCATCTCCTTCACCATTTGAAATATCATCCATTCTATCTTCAACGATTAAGTTTTTATTAACTGTCTCAGCAATGTATTCAGTATATGCTGTAATTTTTTCAAGTCTTTCATCGATATCAGATACAGTTTCAGTACTTTCATTAAATGATTCTGCTAAATAATTAGTATATTCTTTAACATCATTGATTCCTTCTGCTGCATGTTCTGAATAAGAAATGCTATTATCTAACGTTTCAGCTAAATAAGTAGTATATTCTTTAAGTTTTTGAATTTGTTCGCTATAGTCGTTGCTTTCAGTAATTTCTACATCTAATTCTTCTTTACCTGACTCATTAGATTCTATTGTTTCGTTTAATGAAGCAATAGACTCTTTTAATGATTTAATCTCATCAGATAAATATCTAGAATATTTATTGAAATCTTCAACGCTAACAAGTTTAGAGTTTTCTTCGTTAACCATTGTTTTATTTATTTTATTTTCTATGTTATCTTCTATTAGTAATTCTTCTTGTATCTTATTCAACTCATATATTTGAATATCTCCTTCGTTAGAAAATCCAAGTGATTCGTTAACTCTAGTTAATTCAGCGTTTGCAAAACCAGGGTCTGCTACTAAATCATAAGTAAAAAGTTGTTTAATCTTAACTTGCCCATTAGCTTCAACAGCTCCTGCAGCTCTAGATGATATTTGTAAAGGAACACCAGCATCAACTAACGCTTTAGCTTGTTTTCCAGCTTCAGTATCTAATAACCTGATTCTTCCTTTAACTTGTTTTGATTTATCATCATACTCTAATTCTTCAATGATATGAGAAACATTTTTAAGAGATATATCAAAGTTTGCAGGATGGTCTAATTCTCCTAAAAGTTTAGAAGATTTAATTTTATCCTGTAGTGCTTTGATTTGTGGTACATATTCACTTTCAGTATAGATTCTGTTATTTTTGTTCTTAACGTCTATCTCACCGAAAATACCCTGTAGAATATATTCGCCGGAATTTTCTTTATTTAATTTTAGATTACCTGCAGACCTCTCTAAAATTAACAGATTATTTTTTTCAATCATGTTATTTTATTATGTTTGTTTATATATCTTTATTAAAAATGGGTTTTTTTAGATTTTTATATATCTATGTCCATATCCATGTCATCCTCTTCTTCTTCACCTTCTCCTCCGCCTCCTTTTTCTTCCTCAGCTTCTGCCTCAGCTTCCTCGGCGTTTGCTTCTTCCTCATATCCATTATAAAATTTCAATAATTGAGACATTTCAGCTGTATCAAATGTACTATTACCATATTCGCTATAAAAATAATCTTTGAATTCTCCTTCAGTCTCAGCAGCTTTAATTGCTCCAAGAATTTCTGCACCTTTAAGTTCTCTATCTAATTTAGCAATATAGATATCGTCAACAACTACCTTAGAGTCTTGTCCAGTTACTGCATCTTCTTTAATGCCATTAAATTCGTTATATGTTTTCAAATGTTTCATATTCTATATATTTGTTTTTACATTGCCATTGGGTCAATTTCCGGTTCTTCAGCATCTTTAGCTGCCGCTCTAGCTCTATATGCTAAATTTCCTTCTTTATCGTCTGGAGAAAGTTTCAAGTATCTATCAACCAAGAACTCCATATCAAAGTAAGGCATTTCTTCCATTGTTAATGGGTCAACTTTCATTAATGAATCTTGCATTGTTTGTACAAATTCTAAACGTCTTTCCATAATTTCCATTTGCTTTAATTCAGCAAACATGTTCTCTTCATTAAATTGTAATGCAATTTGTGTTTTGAATTGTGGGTCTGTTTCAAACTCAGGAAATTTCAAACACATTTGAATATACAAAGGTTTTACTAAAATTTCTTGGAATGAAGACCTTAATCTTTTAATAAACTTAGAGAATTTAATTTCGTCTCTAATCATACCATCAGCTGCCATTGCGTAGTCTTCTCCTCCATCCTCATACATAAATCTACTATAAGGAATTTTAGAAACTTGTTTTAATTTATCAGAAAAATATTTTAATGCCTCTGTGTCAGATAATTCTGGACCTTCAGAACTTAATGTTTCAATTTCAGGAGATTCACCATCTTTACTTGGCAACCAATATTCTTTATTAAATTGTAGCATTGGTTGTCCATTAGTTTCTAATGATGCTGATTCCCAATCAAAATCTACAACTTCTTTATAATTACCCATTAATTGTGCAAGAGATTGTTTTGCTCTTGTTTTAGATTTACCTCCAACTGGAATAATAAATTTCATTCTATAAGAAGAATTCGTTACAGCCCAAATTACTCTAGTATGTTCCATAATTCTTAATAAATTAAATGAACGTACTAATCTTTCTAAATAACTAACTCTCGATGCTGTAGTTATAGAACTATATGCGATATAAATAATTTGTGAATCATATAAATTTCTTTCTTTTTGCGGGTCTCCTTTGAATTGAGTCCACATCTTTTTACCATCATCCATATTTAATCCTGGAATTAGGGTTACTGGGTCAATTTCTTTGAAACCAATAATTTCTTTTTGGTCAGGACTATAAATAATCTCAAATGATAGATAACCATCAACCAACCATTTTCTAAAATAATACCAAACTGACTGATCTGCAGCAAATCCAAAATATTGATAGATTTCTCTAAAAGATTTTTGCATATATGAGTTAACTTCTTCGTTAACATCCATACCTATAAGTTCTGGAGAACCTATGAAATTTTTATTATCATATACTACAGATTCATCACAAAGAATATCAAGGATGTCTTCTATTTCATCGTATGTTGAAAATTTTCTTAGTTCTTCTCTTTTACCTACATAATTCTGGTCAAAGAATGGAATATTCTTTCTCAATGCAGTGTCTGCCATTGAAAATGCAGCAAAAGCATCATACATATTATCAGGATCTGCACCCATCATATTACCCATTCCTAGTGCTCCATATCCCATAGCATCTTCCATGGGCCCAATTGCTTGGGACTGTCTAAGTACTAAATCATCATAATACATACCAAATGAAGATAGCTTTTTCAAGCTATTCGTTAGACTAAACGGTTCTTTACCGCTACCTCTATTGTCTCTATTTATGAATCCTGCCATTTTATTTTATTTTTATATTTCTTTATTATATATCTTAATTCTTCATGTACTCGGAATGCATTCGCCGTACTGCTCTAGTCGAAGAACCATTTAACTTTATTAAATCTGTTAATGCTATCTTAGGCCACGCAGTATATGTAATAGCTGCTTGGAATTGTTTTCTTTCAACTATGTATTGTCTTATAGCAAAACCAAAACCAAACCTATCTAACCATGCCTTTACTCCAGTATATTTTAATCTAATACCCCTATCACGAGCTGCATCTGCTCCTTTTGCTCCAACCATTTGAGCTTTTCCCCACTCATATACCTCATCTAGTAAATCTTCTTTCATTTTAATTGGTAAAAGATTCAAATTAACTCCTAAATCATTTTTATTTAGAGAATCTAATGCTAAAACGACAGGATGCTCATCAAACCATGGTAGATTTTGCGTAATAGGGTCTTTATATTCAAATGCATAAATTTTACCTGGTAAAAATCTTTGTCTTACGTTTGCAACTTCATTTACTTTTCTATTATTTCTACCTTTATCATACCAATCGTCACACCAATCTCTAGCCTTTTTCTTGCTACCATGTAGTTTAACCATTTTTCGTATTTCTGACTTAACGTAACCCATTTCCTATAGTATCTTCTGTCAAAACAATGAAATTCCAATTTCTTCCTTGACAATATTCTTTTGCTGCTCTATATTTATCCATATTTTTTATATATGATTCGGCAAGAAACTTATAAGATTTTAATGCCTTTCTTGAATTTTTCTTTGGCATTACTGGTTTTTGAATTTGAGCTTTTGGTTTTATTTCAACTAAATATTCCTTAAAAGTTCCATCTAATTGTTCTGCCTTAAAGTAAAAGTCTGGATAATATCGGTGTGGTCTGTTGTCTTGTCTCGAAATATATTTAATTTCTATAGGTTCGCTTGCCCACATCACGACCTTCTCATGAGTATCACACCAAATCATAAACTTATTTTCCCAAGAACTTCTAAAAATTATATCCCCATTTCCAGCATACTTGTTTGGATTCTGTGGTTTATAATATCCTTGTTTGAATGCAGAATTTCTACTTGGTTTAATGCTCTTAATAGACATATATTATATTGAATAAATACCTGTCTGGTGTTCGCTACTTCCGCTCCCACTATTAATTGACAAGGTACCTTTATATTTTTTAGGATGTATTTTGTTCCAACCTTTTGCATATCCTCTTTTTGCAATTTCTGTAAAATACGCAAAAGCGTTTGGATATTTTGGATTAAAATTTCTCCAGTATTTTAGTAAATCTAATAAAGCGAATTGTAAACAGTCATTTCTATCGTCTTCACTGACATATCTCATTCTATTTATTGCTCGTTCTGCCAAAAGTATTAACATCTTTTCGGCATCCTTTGTAAGTTTATTTTGGTCCTTTGAGATAACCATCTGGTCATAAAGGTCTCTGTTGTTAAGATAGTTTTTTGATTTTCTTTTCTTAGCCATGTATTTGATTTGTTTAATATTATATAAACCGAGGAAGAAAAGTTTATAGCTTATCTTTTATTTCGTTTCTGGAAATCTTTTCCTCCCAAAACTTAATCTCTGAAACTATCATTTTATCGGCTTTCCTTAATGCAGGTGACATTTTGAAGTTATGTGGTATTTCACCTCTTAAATCTTTAAGAAATATTAAATTATCATAACATTCCTTCTTATTTGCTCTATATTTATTATATTCCATCTTTCTTAATACCTCCAGTTGGTTTAATAATTACACCATGTTGCATACCATCTCCAAGTAATGAACTATCTGGGACATCGCCTAAGATAGATTGGACATTATTATCGTACATTCTTACAGAAGAATGCATTTCAGTTGGAGTTTCAAACGATGGTATATGTGTACTTACTTCTATTGAAAAATTAGCTTTATATTGTTCTTTATCATCGAATGTAAAATCAATAGGTCTCGCAACTTCAAAATCATCTGGTAAAGCATATTGAGCAGGAAGTCTATAAATTCCTTCATCTAAATGACCAACTTCAACATTGTAATAATTAGTTTTATATAGAGTTTTTGTAATTGATTCCGTAACCTTCAATGCATCTAATAATGAAGATACTAAAATTTCAATATCGAATGCCATTGTTATTGGAATCATTGAAAATTCTGCAGTATAATTTTGTAATACACCATTTGCATCCATCCTAGTATATTCTCCTCTTATTCCTTTATTTACCAATCTACCAGCATCTATTGATAAACTAGATAAATTTGCTACACCTCTTGGTACTGCATCATAATTACCATCAGCATCTGCTGCAGTTGGGTCACATCCAGGACCTCCAGGTAAATCAAATAAGAAATGGTCTCTAAGAAATTGGTCATCACCAGTAATAGAGTAATAAAATGGAACATCCACACTAACCCTTTCAGTTTCACTTATTTGTCTTTTGAAATAAACTTTATTATTCAGATCAGCTAATAATCCGATAATCATGTGTCTAATTACGCTATCATCTGAATTATATTTAAGATTGTATGTTGCCATTGAGCTATTCTATTATTTCGATGTCGAGTTTTGAAAATCCGTTCTCTTTATATATTTGGATTTTTTTATCAAATAATTCCCTTGGAAGCTCAGTATGATTTATCACAAAAGTATTTATTTGATTCTCTCTAATAACAGTACCGAGTATCTTTACGATATTATGAATACCATCAGCATCGATAGAACTTAATAGCTCATCTAAAAATAAAAGGTTTAATTGTGGGAATCTTAATTTTAATAATTTTATAAGTGCTATAATAACTACAAAATCTGCTTTCTTGCGCTCTCCTGTTGAAAGAGTCATTGGATTTATTTCTTCACCTAAATGATTTACAACGCAATTAAATTTTTCATCAAATCTTACTTGAAAATGTAAATGCATTGTAGTTAACATTGCGGCAATATTAGTATTTAATACTGGTAGTATAGATTTAACTGCCATATTTTTTATACCATCTTCTCCTAAAATATCTTCAACAATATCTAAAAATGAAAAGTCTGCATTAAGTTCATCTCTTTCATTTGATTTAACAGAAGATTTTTCTTCAAATTCTTTAATAATCTGATTTAAGTGTTTGAAGTTTTTAGCAGTATCAGTATTCTTAATAGATAATATTTCTTTCTTAAATCCTTCAATTTGAGAGTTTATAGAGGATACTTTAATATTGACCATACCATTCTTTTCTCGAAGTTCAGCAATTTGTTCTTTTATCTCTGATACCTTTAATTGAGCTGCTTCTATTTCAATTGGTATTTTATTAACTTCATTTTCAAATCCGTCCTTTCTATCTTTATGGAAGTCTGTCGTTAATTTACTCTCGCAAGTTGGACATAAATTACTCTCATATAATTTAATTTGTTTCTTAAGATTCTTTAACTTAAATGAAAGTTTATTAAGTTCTTTTTGGTCTTCTGTTAATTGATTTGAAGATTTTGTAATTTTACCAGTTATTGTTGTACTAGCCTTACTTAGTTTTGTTCTTTGTTCTCCTAAATCAATTAAAGTATTTTTTAATTCTAAAATCTTTTCTTTATTCTTTTCCTTAGACTCATCAGTTAATTCATTTAATTTAGAGTTAACTGACATTACATTCTCGTTTATTTGATTTAGTTCAGCATCGTATGCATCTATATCAGATTTAATAATTTTTCTTTCTTCTTTTAATGCATTTTGCATATCATTTAATATAGAAAAACCAAACATTCTATCTATAATTCTTTTCTTGTCATATGTTGACATTGTTAAAAAAGACTTAAAATCATTTACAGATAAAATAATAATATTTTTGAAAACATGATATGGAATTCCATATATCTCTTCTTCTAAATATTCTTGAACTGATTTTTTACCAGCTTTATCAAATTCTACTCCATTTAATTTTACTTCAAATCTACCAGGAGAAAGACCTCTTTTAATTTCAACAGTTGTTCCTTTACATAAAAGTTTAATTTTTACTAAAAGTTCTTTATTTATTCTATTTGGAAGGTCTCCAAGTTTTACACTTTCTACCTTACCATATAGAGCAAATACAATGGCGTTTGCTATTGTAGTTTTACCATGACCATTCTTACCTAATGTCAATATAAGTTCAGCAGCATCTCCATTTAATTCTACTCGCTGTATAGTATTACCATAACTTGCAAAATTCTTAAATTCAATATATTCTATCTTCATCTATTCAGTTTCTGGATTAAAATTATAAGCACATAAACTATGCAGCATACTTAATTTTGATTCTATCTTTTCTTTAGTCTTTTCGTCATGTGTACTATTCTCTAAATAAACTTTAATTAGATTTTTTACATCATAATTTTTATATAAATCATCTTCATTAATGTCTGACATTTCAATATCTATTAATGAATCTTGTTCGTATATTGTTGGCTCTATTCTTCGTCCAATTCCTTGAACTTTATTTATTAGTTTAGAAAGTGCAGTGGTTGTAGCAATATGAGCAGGAACATAAAGGTCTACAAAATTATCTTTTATAGCCTCTTTGAATTCCCCTAAAGTCATATCATAAATATTTGATAGGAAGAATTTAACAAATTTTGGAGATACTTTATTTTCAATGAAAGTTTCTTCCATTGTCGTTAAATCAACCAAGTTAAATCCTTTAGTATTATTTATATCGCTTCGTGTTAATTCATATGGAGTACCTACTAATCTAAGAACTCCTTTAGTTTGTCTATAATGTATGTGTCCACTGTAGACTGCTTCGAAGTTCCTGTATGCATTGATACTAGTACCATGTATATTTTTAACTTTGGAATTTAGAGAAACACCAGTCACTTCTGAGTGACAAAACACAATACTTGCACTAGGATATTCTGCTAGAGTTTCAGCCTCATGTTCAGGTCCAGTTCTCCAAGGCATTAATAGAACATCCTTTCCACCCCAATTAAACAAAGAAGGTTCTTTATAAATTGAAACATTTGGAATCCATTTTAATGAATCAATAGAAGTAATCTCATTAGTTTTCTTTGCCCATATATCATGGTTCCCAGCAATAACATGGGTTGGTAGAATCTTTCCTAATCTTTCAAACAAATCAATAGCATAATGAAGTACCTTTAAATTGATACTTTGTCTATTATCAAACGCATCCCCAACTTGAACTAATATATCTCCTTCCTTAACATTTGCTTTAAGGTGAGGGATAAATTGATTTTCATAAAAGTCTCTGTGGATTTGGAGCCATT